GCTGGCCGAGTTCCGCCGCAATCCGCTGCTCTTCCACAAGAAGGAGCTCGGGCTGGTCCAGGACCAGGACCGACCGGCGTACGTCCTCGGCCGCGCCGCCCACGTCCTGATCCTCGAGGGTAGGGAAGCCTACGAACAGGCCTATGCATTCGGCGGGCCGATCAACCCCAAGACCGGCCAGCCGTTCGGCAGTCGCACCAAGGCCTTCCAGGATTGGGCGGAGGCGAAGGGAAAGCCGGTGCTCGACGACGATCAGGCAGCCCTGATCGAGAGCCTCAGCGAGTCGGTGCAGGCTCACAAGCACGCCGCAGCTCTGCTGGCTGATGGCGTCGCCGAGGGCGTGATCCGCGCCGAGTACTGCGGCGTGCCGTGCCAGGCTCGACTGGACTGGCTGAACCCCGAGAGCGGGATCGTCGACCTGAAGACCTGCGACAACCTCGACTGGCTCCAGATGGACGCGCGCAGCTACGGCTACGTCTACCAGCTCGCCTTCTACCGATCCCTGGCCGCCGCCCTTACCGGCGAGCGGCTTCCCGTCTACATGATCGCCGTCGAGAAGCGCGAGCCGCTGCGCACCGGCGTCTGGCGCATGAGCGAGGAGGTCCTCGGCCTCGCCCAGAAGGAGAACGAGGAGAGCATCGCGCGCCTGATCGCCTGCCGCGAGAAGGACGAGTGGCTCAGCGGCTACGAGGACATTCGGACCTTCGACCTGATCTGACACGAGCGGAAGCGGGCGGAATGGCGTGACGCGCCGTCGCCCGGGCGCGTCGGGACTCCCTGGGTCCGCCCGCTTCCCCACCAACCACGAACGGAAGGAGAGACGACCGTGAAACTCTTGCAGCAAGTCATCAGCGGACGAAGTCCGGCACCGAGGCGGGTGATGCTCTATGGCACCCACGGTATCGGGAAGTCGACCTTCGCCAGTTGCGCACCCAGCCCGGTGTTCATCCAGACCGAGGACGGCCTCGGCGAGATCGACTGCGCCAAGTTCCCCGTCACCACGACGTTCGATCAGGCCATGCAGGCCCTGTCGGAGCTCTACAGCGACGAGCACCCCTATCGAACCGTTGTGATCGACTCGTTGGATTGGCTAGAGCGGCTCATCTGGGCCGACGTGTGCCGCCGGCGCAACGTCGAGAGCATCGAGGACATCGGCTACGCCAAGGGCTACGTGTTCGCCCTGACGCAGTGGCGCGAGTTCATCGAGGGCCTGTCGGCTCTGCGCGGCGAGAAGGGAATGACGACGATCCTGATCGCTCACGCCCGGATCGAGCGCTTCGAGAACCCCGAGACCGAGTCCTACGACCGCTACGTGCCGCGCCTGCATCGCCTGGCTTCCCAGGTCCTGCAGGAGTGGTGCGACGAGGTCATGTTCGCCACGTTCAAGGTCTTCACCAAGCAGACCGACGAGGGCTTCGACCGCAAGCGCAACCAGGGCATCGGCACCGGCGAGCGCGTGCTGCGCACGGTAGAGCGCCCCGCCCACGTGGCCAAGAACCGCCTCGCCCTTCCCGAAGAGATGCCGCTGGACTGGAACGTCTACGCCCAGCACATCCACCCCGAACCTGTGAGCTCGCCCCAGGGCGGCAAGACCAAAGGAGCGAAGTAACCATGGCGAATCTCAACGGCTTCGATGCCGCGACCGTAGACCCTGCGACCGATTTCGAGCCGCTGCCCGCGGGCAAGTACCTCACGGTCATCACCGATTCGCAGATGAAGCCGACCAAGAGCGGCACCGGCCACTTCCTCGAGCTGACGTTCCAGGTCATCGACGGCCCGTTCAAGAACCGGCTGCTGTGGTCCCGGCTCAACCTGGACAACCCGAACCGCCAGGCGGTCCAGATCGCCCAGGGCGAACTGTCGGCCATCTGCCGGGCGGTAGGCGTGCTGCAGCCCAAGGATTCGGTCGAGCTGCACAACCTGCCCCTGCAGATCACGGTGAAGTGCAAGAAGCGCGACGACACGGGCGACGTGGTCAACGAGATCCGCGGCTACGCGCGCAAGGACGCTGCCGCGGGCGTGCCGCAGCAGGAGACCTCGAGCACGCCGCCCTGGGCCCGGCGATGATCGAGGTCGAGCTCCCGTTCCCTCCGTCGGTGAACCACTACTACCGGCGGGTCGGGCCCCGGACGCTCATCAGCCGCGAGGGGCGCAGGTTCCGCGAGAGGGTCTGCGCCATCCTCGCCGGCCTCGGGATCGGGAGCCTGGACGGGCCCCTGCATCTGGAGATCGAGGTCTATCCGCCGGACCGGCAACGCAGGGACATCGACAACGTGCAGAAGGCGCTCCTGGACGCTCTGCAACACGGCGGCCTGTACACGGACGACAGCCAGATCAAGAAACTGAACATCGAGATGCGCGGGTCGGTCCGCGGAGGCCGCACCCTCGTGCGCCTGGAGGAGATCATCGATGCTTGAACTGAGGCCCTATCAGCAGGAGGCGGTAGACGCGATCTATCAGCATCTGCGGGACCGGGAAGACAACCCCTGCGTGGTGATCCCCACCGGCGGGGGCAAGACGCCGGTCATGGCCACGGTCTGCCGCGACGCGGTGGGCCGGTGGAACGGACGAGTCCTGATCCTGGCCCACGTGAAGGAGCTGCTCGAGCAGGCGCTGGAGAAGATCCAGGTCGTGGCGCCCGAGATGTGGATGAAGACCGGGATCTACTCGGCCGGCCTGAAGAGTAGGGACACCGAGCACCCGATCATCATCGCGGGCATCCAGTCGGTGTACAAGCGGGCCTGCGAGCTCGACGCGTTCGACCTGGTGATCATCGACGAGGCCCACATGATCCCGCCCGATGGGGATGGGATGTACCGGACGTTCCTCGACGACGCCAGGAAGGTGAACCCGCACCTGCGGGTGATCGGCCTGACCGCGACGCCGTTCCGGATGAAGAGCGGGATGATCTGCGAGCCGGGCAACGTCCTGAACGAGGTCTGCTACGAGATCGGTGTGAAGGAGCTGATCGTCCAGGGCTACCTCTGCCCCCTGGTGACCAAGGGCGCGGCCCAGCCGCTGGACACGTCGAGCCTGCACGTGCGCGCGGGCGAGTTCATAGCCAGTGAGGCCGAGGACTTGATGGACACCGACGAACTCGTGGAGTCGGCCTGTCGGGAGATCGTCGAGCAGGCGCAGGTGCGCCGATCGGTGCTCGTGTTCACCACCGGTATCCGGCATGCGGAGCACGTCGCCGCGGTGCTGGGCCGGATGGCGAGCGAGCCCGTGGCCACGGTATTCGGGGAGACGGCGAGCGAGGAGCGTGACCGGGTACTGGCTCAGTTCAAAGAGGGTCGGATCAAGTACCTGGTCAACGTCAACGTGCTCACCACGGGGTTCGACGCCCCGAACATCGACTGCGTGGCCATGATGCGGCCGACGCTGTCCCCGGGCCTCTACTACCAGATGGTCGGGCGGGGCTTCCGTCTGTGCGAGGGGAAGGAGAACTGCCTGGTCCTGGACTTCGGCGGCAACGTGCTGCGGCACGGGCCGGTCGACGCCATCCGGGTCCGGGAGGTCCACCACCGCATGGGCGGCGAGGCGCCGGCCAAGCAGTGCCCCGTGTGCAGGAGCCTTATCGCCACCGGCTACACGGTGTGCCCTGACTGCGGCTACGAGTTCCCACCGCCGGAACGGCAACAGCACGACGCCACAGCGTCCACCGAGGGCATCCTGTCGGGCGAGGTCACGACGGCCGTCCACGAGGTCCGCGAGGTCTTCTACAGCGTCCACACGAAGAAGGGCGCGCCGGAGGATGCACCCAAGACGCTGCGGGTCGAGTACGAGGTCGGGTTCCACCAGTACTACAGCGAGTGGATCTGCTTCGAGCACGGCGGCTGGGCCCGCCACAAGGCCGAGTCGTGGTGGCGGAAGCGGTCGAACGCTCCGGTGCCGCTGACGGCGGCCGAGGCCGCGGCCCTGGCCCAGGACGGAGCCCTCTGCGAGACCGGCACCATCACCGTGCGGACGGTGGTCGGGGAGCAGTTCCCGCAGATCGTGGGCTACGAGCTGGGCGACCGGCCGCCATGGCGGGAGCCCGGGATGGATGATGTCCTCGAGCCGGTGGGCGCGATGGTCGAGGGCGGCGTGCGGGTGTACGACCCGCACGATGACGACGATCTACCCTTCTGACGGTGAATCGGGTGTGTATGGGCGATCCCAAGACGACAATGCTGCAGGCCGCGTTGAGGTATGCGGAGCTCGGATACCCGGTCTTTCCGTGCGTTTCGGGCGGGAAGGCCCCCGCGACGGCCCATGGCTTCCTGGACGCCACGACGGACGCCGGGCAGATTGAAGCCTGGTGGACGGCGCGGCCGGACTCGAACATCGGCATGCCGACCGCAGGCCTTCTGGTCGTTGACGTCGACGGGGCCGAGAACCCCTGGCCAGGCGGTGACCGGGAGGGAATGACCAACTGCCCGGTGTCGCTGACTCCTCGCGGCGGTCGGCACCACGTCTTCCGGCAGCCACCGGGCAAAGCATGGAGCAGTACGGCGAGTCGGCTCGCGCCGAAGGTCGACACCCGGGCCAACGGCGGCTACATCGTCCTGCCGCCCTCGGCGGTGGGCGGGAAACCGTACAAATGGGCCGGGGGATTCGAGACCGCCCCGGCCGACCTGCCCGAACCCCCCGCGTGGCTCGTGGCCCAGGTCGAGGGAGGGGCGGACCTCTTCGGCCAGGAGGGAGATGGAAACCCGGGGGATGGGCCGGTCGCGCCCCAGGACGCGCCTGTGGCGCCCCAGTGCGCGCCGGCGGCCATCGGTGGCAACTTGATACCAGCCGGGCACCGGAACGCCACGTTGGCGCGCCTGGGCGGGGCCATGCGCCGGGTGGGGATGAGCCAGGCCGAGATTGTTGCCGCCCTGGTCCGGGCCAACCAGGACCGCTGCAGCCCGCCTCTGAAGGATCGCGAAGTCGAGCGGATCGCGGCGAGCATCGCCAGGTACGAGCCAGATCAGGTGGCCGTCGCCGTGGCGGAGAACCACTGGGGACAGGACAACGACGCTGCCCCGGAAGACGAAGAGCCTCAGGACGTCCTCGATCCTGGGCCGATGCCGGACGAGCTGTTCAGGATCCCCGGCTTCGTATCCGAGGTCATGGATCACTGCCTGGACACCGCCCCCTACCCGAATCTGGTGATGAGCTTTGCTGGGGCCCTGGCACTGCAGGCGACGCTCGCCGGCCGGAAGGTCCGCGACCCCGGGAACAACCGGACGAACCTCTATCTGTTGGGTTTGGCGCACTCGGCCGCCGGCAAGGACAGGCCGCGCAAGCTCAACACCGAGATTCTCCACGCGGTCGGGCTGTCGCATCAGCTCGGTGGTCGGTTCGCTTCTGGTGAAGGCATCCAGGACGCCCTCTTCAGCGAGCCCTGCATGCTTTTTCAGACCGACGAGATCGATGGGATGCTGCAGTCGATCAACAAGTCTCGCGACGCCCGCCACGAGAACATCATGGGCACGATGTTGACGATTTACTCGTCGGCCGATTCGGTGTTCCCCATGCGGCGGAAGGCAGGTCGGGATGCCCCTGGAGCCATCGATCAGCCTTGCCTGGTGGTGTTCGGTACCGCCATTCCGAACCACTATTATGAGGCGCTTTCGGACCGGATGCTGACCAACGGCTTCTTCGCCCGCATGATCATCCTCGACTGTGGCGGGCGGTCGCCGGGACAGGAACCGAAGTTGAAGCCTTTGCCGGAGCGAGTCCTGGAGGCCGCTCAATGGTGGGCGGACTTCCAGCCCGGCACGGGCAACCTCGAGAACTGGCATCCGGACCCCAGGGTTGTCCAGCACACCGATGAAGCGAGGGCGATTCTGGTCGAGACGCGCCTCGAGGCAGAGGCCGAGTACACGCGGGCTGAGTCCGCGGAGGATGAAGCCGGCACGACCGTCTGGGGTCGCGTGAGCGAGCATGCACGCAAACTCGCCCTTCTCTATGCCATCAGTGAGAACCACCTGGAACCGGAGATCGGCCGTGCGGCAGCTGAGTGGGCGCGGCGATTCGTCACCCACCAGGCGCGGCGCATGCTCTTCATGGCCCAATCCCACGTGGCTGAGAATCCGTTCCAGGCGGAGTGCCTGAAATTCCTCAAGAAGCTCGCCGGGGCGCCCGGCGGAGAGCTCTCCCACAGCGTTCTTTTGAAGCGGATGAAGGTCGATGCCAAGACCTTCCAGGTGCTCGTGACGACCCTGGAACAGCGCGGAGACATCGCCATCCGGACCGCCTGCGCCCGTGGCACGACGGCGCGCTTCTACAGGTTGGTGAGCCGCAGCCCCGAGCGGTGAAGAACTCCCGAAGGTGAAACACGACCAGGTGCTGATACCGCAATCCCTTGTGGGGCACCCAGTAGTGGACCGATTCACCATTTCACCCCATCTCGCAGGGGGTGAAAGAGGGTGAAGCGAGATTGCTGTAAGTTATTACATACAAACACACTCTCTCTCCCTTTCCCTTTTCACCTACCGGCGCGCGTATACATCTCCGCCTTCGCGCGCGTGTATGAGACCCCGGGGGTGAAGGGTGAAAAGGTGAAACGGTAGACTTTGCATGTGGGGACGAGGACCGGATTGTCCTGAAGCCGACAGACCCCTCGATCGCCGAGAGGTCGTCGGTTCATAGCGGGTTCCTGCGAGCTAGGCTTCGGTCTGGACCTCCTTCATGATCGC